TGTTAACTCAGTTAGCGGAAAATCAATCATGGCTGCAGGAGGAGACGCGACCGTTGCTAGCGGTGCAAACTTAAACTTAGCGTCTGGGGGAGGAGTTATTGTAAACGCTCCATCTGATATGCATCTTGAAGCAGGCGATCTTACAGTCGATGAAAATGTAAATGTAACAGGACAAGCTAGTGTAAAAGGAACAGTGACATCTGATATAGATGTTATTGGCGCATCAATCTCTCTTGTTAATCACGTTCACGTTGAAACCAATTCGGTTACATTACCTCCAACTCCATAATTTCATATGGCAAACACCCAACTATCTTCGCTGACAGAATCAGTTAAAAACACGTTTAATAAATCAAAGTTATCATCCGATCCAACGGGAATATCTTTAGTTGGCACGTTAGCAGATCCAGCAAACTTATTGAATGTTTCGAATGCTAATACAGCAATGACTGTTGACAGCATGACTAACATTAGTGCTGTCATGGTTAAAGCGAATTTAGCGCTTAACTTGGAGCCAGCCGCAAATTTGTTCGATTGTGTAATGAATCTTGAGGATCGCATTATGGCTAAAGCTCAAGAAAAGGCAATGGAATTACTTACAAATAATTCAACTGCAAAAGATGTAGTTTCGAAACTCGGCCAAGTTCAAGCATATGCTAGCACATTACAAGAAGTCATTAATGTTGCCAAGCTCATTAAGGAAAGAGATCTTCTCACAGAAATAGCAATCGCAAAAGGTTTACAAGGATTAGCGAAGGTCAAAAAGGTTCAGGAAATTTTAACTAAATTTGGAGGGGCGGTGAATAATATAACAGATATGATTAACAATCTTGATGTTCTTGATATTTGTTCCGCGCCAAACTATACTGCAAATGGTGCGATTCTCAGCAATGGGATATCTTCACCAGCAATTATCCCGATGGCGTCACCGCCAACACATCCGGGTGCAACCGTTAATACTCAAGTAATAACAGCTAAGAATGATTATGATGGTTTAATGTTCGAAATCAAGAATTACACCGGCAAGGATACATCAAAGACAGGCGACTCTTCATATGTTTCAATGATAACATCGGTAAATACAATTGCTCTTGCATATCATGATAAGTTAATGAAGTCGAAGTCAAATGCCGATGATGCGCGATTTGCTTCTGAATTTAAGACGAGTGTTGGTATTGAATTGAATACTCATAATCTTCAATGGAATGAAGAAATCAAAACCGATTATAATAACAGATGTAATAATATCGGAATATCGCTTGGCCGTTCAGGTGACATTGTTCGCGCGTATGCAATGCGCAATCAAATCGGACCAGTGACAGGCTCAATGCTTTCAACTGGTGTAACGGTGTATGGCGGGCCAAATACTGACTACACGACATTCTTAGACATTAAACCTTCACAGCGCCCGCCGGAATTAACAGCATATTGGCAATCCCGAGGCTATAAAATACCTTCTGGTAATACATATACAAATAGCAAAGGAAAGTCTTTCAGGATTGGCACTCTCGATTATGAAGATGCGTTTAAAGGACCGTTTAGTGATAGATTGATTGATGGTTTTTCATGTGCAAGTACGCGTGTTCCAATTGGTAGCGTACTTGCTCTTAAGAATCCAGATGGTACTCCATACAACCCAAGTGGTAAAAATCCAAGTGGCGTATACACGGTTCATGATACTGGAAATCAGGAGCTAACATATAAAAAGGTTGATATCTTTGCATTAAATCCTGAACCATATAAAGCATCTAATATGGCAGCAGTTCAAGTATTCCTAGTTTCACGTGGAAGCAAAGAAGCTCCACAATACAAGAAAGCTCAGGCGCGCTTCGGCCCATAAGATGTCACTATATAAATACGGTAAATGAATAGCATTCTTTCAGATTACAATCATCCGGGTTATGTGCCTATTGTAACTAGAGATATTATCTATTCTGATTTGGATATGACATTAACCAAAGGTAGCTCAAACGATATTGTTCCGCTAACTGATATTGATGCTATCAAAAATTCAATTCGCAATCTTGTCTTATGTACAACATATGACAGGCCATTTGAACCTTATCTTGGGACGCGCCTAAGAGGTCTTTTATTTGAAAACGTAACTCCTCTTACGGCAATTGCTGTTAAGGACGAAATTCTAAATGTCATTCGCAAATACGAATCTCGTGTCTCAACGGTCAAGGTTAACTTAATTGACATGTCCGATGAAAACGCATATCATGTCACAGTTGAATTTGCAATCAACAACCAAAATCCACAAACAGTGGAGTTCATAATCAATCGTTTACGATAATGCCTGACAAACTTAACATCACTGAGCTAGACTTTGATACAATCAAAAATAATCTTGTCACATACTTTAAGAATGTGACAGATGAAAGAGGACAAAAGCCTTATCAAGATTATGATTTTCAGGGTAGTGCATTAAATACTCTTATGAGTATTCTTGCGTATAATACTCATTACAATGCAATGACGGCTCATATGGCTGTTAATGAAACTTTCATTGACAGCGCACAGCTACGCAGCAGTGTAGTATCGGCCGCAAAGTTACTTGGTTACGTTCCCCGCAGTGCAACCTCTAGTCGTGTTGATGCATCAATTGTAATCACTGCAACGCCAACAAACAATTCATATAGTCTACCCGATTCGTTATATTTGGATCGAAACACGACATTTAAAGTATCTTCTTTGTATAAGGTATACTATTACACTCTTAAGGACGGCGCGACATTTCAAAAAGTAAGTGGTACGTCAACATATATTTCACAATCATCTCCTTTATTTTTAGTTGAAGGACAGCGTGTCACAAAACGATATCCAATTAATGGAGCATATGACTATGAAAAGTATGTCATCGATGACGAGAACATTGACATGTCAAGTTTAATTGTTAGAGTTTATCCTAATCCAAATGATACGGATAATGTAACAGAATATTCTCGATATGAAAATATCAGTCAGACATCGCCTGAAGCGGCTCTGTATTATGTAGCTGAAAATTCTTTAGGGAAGTTTGAAATTACTTTTGGTAATGGTGTAATTAGTCGCAAGCCAAATCCTCTTAGTGTATTAGAATTGGAATACATCATAACAAATGGTTCACAGGCAAACGGTGCCAGCGGCTCGTTTAGTTTAGTATCTAATCCATTTGCTAACACTTCAGAAATTGTATATTCATTTGCTATCAATGTAAACGGACCATCAACTGGTGGAAACGATCGTGAAAGTGTCGATGAAATACGATCCAATGCAACATCCAGTTTCGTTTCACAAAATCGTGCAGTTACAGCTGATGACTATAACAGCATCATCGTTAAGGAATTTCCTCTTGTTAAAAGCGTAAGCATTTGGGGTGGAGAAGATAACGATCCTCCTCAATATGGCAAGGTGTTTATCTCTCCTAGCAAAGAAGAGGCCAATGAAGAGGCTGACATATTAACTGAATCCGAGAAGAGACAGCTTTTAGGGATTATTGCAAATAAGAAAGTCATTGCTATAATACCCGAGATTGTTGATGCGGAACGTATTAACATTATTCTTGATGTTCTCTTCAAGTACAACAGTAACATTACGACTTCTACAAAATCTGAGCTTGAAAATAATTTAAGATCTGGGGTAATCACTGATTATAACAATGTTCAGCTAAAGGGATTTGGTAAGATCTTTAGGCATTCGGAGTTTACAAAAAAGATTGATAACTCTTCGGCCGCAATACTAAATTCACATGTCCGAGTGTTCCTATCTAAGGATATAACCATTGATCCTACATCATTTGCAAACATTACGGTTAAGTATGGATCACCATTGACGGTTGACGATGGAATTGCGGTTGCCTCATCTGCAGTAACATCAGACACGCCATGGGAATACGACGGTATTCGGGTTTACCTCGCAGACAAAGAAGATCCGACGTCAATGGATAAGAGAATACTATATACATACTCTATCGCAACAAATGGGTCTAGGTATACAGTAAATGATAATGTTGGAAGTATTGTTTTATCAACCGGAATCCTGACAATATCACCTCTTGGAATATCGGACGATCCATTTGATGTCTCAATAGATTTGATTCCAATATCAGATGATGTTGTTTCAAAAAGAAACCAAATTGTAAAAATCGATGTTGCGCGTTGCAACATCTTTGGATATGTAGACGAAATTGCGGTTGGTGGAACAAGCCGTAGTATTAACTATCAAACATTTAAGCGCGACCGATAATGTCAATATCCGTGGCAAGTGCAGCATCAATAGCACACAACGAACCAACACGCTCAGCTTCTCTTTTTCCCGGATATGTTAGGGAAAACCCAGACGCTAAGATTGTGCAAATGATTCGTCACTATTATGAGTACCTAAATTCAAAAGATAATCCATCGCATGAATTAGAGAACTTAATTAGTAATCATGACATTGATGAAATGTCTGACAAATACTTAACGGCTATTGAATTGCAAATTGCTAAGTCTGTTCCTAACAGTGTAACGCTTGATAAGAGACGTCTCTTTAAGATCATTGCTCAATACTACAAGACGCGCGGGTCTGAAGAAAGCATTCACATTTTCTTTCGTATATTTTTCAATGAGTTTGTGACTATATTTTATCCATCGTCTGAGTTGTTTCATACATCAGACAATCAGTCCGAATCATCTACAAATTTTAGGTTACAGGATGGTGAACGTTGGCAAAAGTATTCGTATGAAATTCGAACACTCAATAACCCTTTACAATGGAAAGACTCTTTCCTTAAGTTTGTTCATCCAGCTGGATTAAAACTACTTATTGCAGTTATTGTTTTTTGCTTTGCTGAAAATAACTGGGAAGGATCACTAGAAGATTTTATTAACAATCCTGATGCATTATCTCCAGACGAATATTGGAACAACATCAAGATGGAGGCTATACTCGGAAAGCATTCTCCAAAATGGCAACCAAATACAGATGCACCAATCGACTATCTGTTCAAGGTAATTATTGATTCTGCTCATAGTTACAGAACGCATACATACCCAATTCGTGGTATCAGCGAAGATGAACTTTATGCAGCTGTATTAAATGTACTTCTTGATTTAAGTTTACTTTCATATGGGTCGACACCTGGATTTCGCAGTGAATATCAGATATGGTTAAAATATAAGGATTCTCTAAAAATTTCTGATGGATATTCTAACCTAACGATTGATGACGCATCAGCTGCATATCGACCAATGAACGAATGTCGATTCGAAGTTATGACGCCGACGATTGAAATTGAAGACGACTATGTTTTAGGCTATGTAAATGCAACAATAGGTGCAAGCGGCTCTAGCGGATGCATTGGTGCCACAGGAGCAAGTGGCGCAACCTGTATTTGGGAAACTTCATCAGTTGAGGAGGTCATTCCTCCTGACATCAGCAATATGTATGACTATACAACTGCAAGTGGAAACTTAACATATACTTCAGTTGATAACTTAACCAACACAATCGCAATCAGTGCTGACAATCGAGGTCCTGATGGTAATCTTATAGTTGTAAGACTGCTAAATCCAATCGCAACTGTTACACAAAACGATTTGGTTGCAATCGACATATTTGGAAATAACATTGCGATTACTCCAATGCCGGGTGCTCTATGCAGTCACATAACAGCTGCTCTGAATTTGTATGCAGGTAACCTTATAACAGCAACACAAACAACTCCAAATCGTGGAGAAGTAAAACCAAATCTATCATTGACAGACGTTGCCTCCGTTACGTTAAGCGGCGGATCAAAAACAATCAATCTCGAAATCGCAATGCAGCGACAACATCGTTATGGTTACATCCCGGAAGCAGATGAAATTATATTCTAACTCATATAAATACTTATAACATCAAAGAGACATGGCCGCAATCATCACTGAGAATTACAGAAAGTCTTTAGCTAAGCTATTGGACGAAAATCTACAAGATTCAATTAATAATTACTACATTGGCATTGGCAAATCTGATGAATGGTATGAAGATCTTTCGGGTGGATTGTCTGCTCCCTTTCCTCAAGGTACAACTGGAGATTCGTTAAACTTACTTGGCAATTTAACAGATCTGATAAAGATGAGTTTTGCTGACTATTCACGTGTCATACCCAACGTAAATCCAACAACAGTTGCATCATACTATAAGAAATTTGACCCATATGATGCATCGTGTTTATATCCTTCTACAATAGGAGGTCTTAGTTATAAGCCTGCATACTTTATCGAGCCATCAAGCGGTAATGTGTTTTTAGTTTTAGACGCGCCGACGACGGCGACTACATTAGCAGTAACAAGCTCCGATCCAATTCCATACACATTTTTCTTAAATGGTAACACTGGAGACGGTGCGGTTGAAATGATAACAACCACTTCCGGATATACAATTGTATGCATTGGGAATATTGATCCAAACAGCAAATTTAATAATTCGCAATTTGTTGGAGTAGAAGAAGATCTTAATACATCAGGCACTCTTAAATACAAAGGAGTTGTTTATGGATTCCACGTCGCAAACGGTGGTGTGTATAGTGGTGATGGAACATCTGTCGC